GAATCGTGTATTGCTCAAGCATGGCAAGATATGGACATCATGATGAACTGCCATACAAAGAATCATACGAATGTCGTCCACAAGATCCATATGGTATTGCAAAGAAGGCAGGCGAAGATGTATTGAAAAACTTATGTGATACCCATGGAGTAGAATATGTAATCGCTGTGCCACACAACATTGTAGGCCCAAGACAGAAGTATGATGATCCATTTAGAAATGTAATGTCGATCATGCTCAATAGAATGTTACAAGGTAAACAACCTATCATTTATGGTGATGGAAAACAACAAAGATGTTTCAGTTACATTGACGATTGTTTATATTGTTTAAACGCACTTGCATTTCAAGACAATGTGGTTGGTGAGGTTATAAACATAGGTCCAGACGAGGAACCTATTACAATAAACGAATTAGCAGAAGCCTGTGCAAATGAAACAGGATTGAATTTAGATCCTATACATCACAAGGACAGACCTAAAGAAGTAAAACTTGCGGTGTGTTCTTCGGATAAGGCACGTAATTTATTAGGATACAAAACAGCAACAAATATGCGACAGTCGGTCAAAAAGACAGCCGAGTATATAAGAACAAGAGGGACAAAGAAGTTTCAATATCATTTACCGTTAGAGATAGTAAATGAAATTACACCAGATACTTGGAAGAAAAAGTTAATATGATTTCATTTTGTTGTCCATCGAGAGGCAGACCAGAACTAGCAAAAAGGTTAGTTGATACCGCAACGTCTACACAAAAATATGACACAGAATTTTTGTTTTATCTAAATGATGATGACGAAACACTAGAACAATACAAAGACTTGTTGGATGAAAAGCATTATACTGTTGGTCCTAATCAATCCACTTGTTACAGTTGGAATTTGATGTGCGAGAAAGCATCGCATGATATTGTCATGTTAATGGGTGATGATGTACAAGTGCAAACACAAGACTGGGATCAATTAATTGCTGATGAGTTTTTGAGGTATGAGGATAGGATATTAATGGTTGTTCCAGCGGACGGAAGACCAAAAAACAAAGATAGATTAGGCGATGAAGTTAAGTTATGGGATGATTCTCCCTTACCAGCGGCTCATTTTGCAGTTCATAAAAATTGGACTAACACGTTGGGTTGGTTAGCACCTGTGTCTTTCTGGCATTGGCACGTCGACTCGTACACACAAAAAGTCGCACGTAAACTTAACAGATGTTTGTATATGCCAAATGTTACATTTAAAGTAAAAAAAATATTAACGGATAACGCAGGAAAACAAATACGGAAAAATTTTAATATAGCAAACAGAGATGAATATGTTTGGACAAAAATTAGAGAACGTTATATTAATGCAGACGTTGAAGCGTTAGGAAACTTTATTAAATCTTTTTAAAATATTTTTGTAGTGTGTTGGTTTAAGGTCCAATTGTAAAACGGGTCTACGCAAATATTTTTTTTTATTTTCAACAATGCTAATATCTTTTGATTCTGTAACTAAGAAAGTATTTGGTGCATATGGTATCATTTTACCTGCTAAATTAATATTAGGTCCGGCTTTAAAATCATTTCTTTCTTTGAAAAACCATAAGCATATTATTGGTTTACTTAGATCCATATCGCTTATATCTTCTAAAAAGGTAAAGTCAGTCTTGTATTGCTTATGAAAATCTAGCCAGGTCTGGTGATCAAGAGTATTTTGGTTCTCGTATAACTTATCATATTCTGCGGTACTGAATATTTGGTTTGAGTATATGTGTTCGACAGGATCTTTGTAGAGGTCTTTATGCTTCAATCTTTCCCAATTCATTATGCACTGAATAGGTTTATCAACTCTTTTTTCCAATCGTCGCCGTATTCACAATCACGATATCCGTCAAACCACGGGCCGCCTTCGGTGTAGTGTAATATTTTTGGTTTTCCATCTTGTGGTTCTTTGTACCAACCAACAAGCCAATTATATTCGTGCGGCAGAGAGCCAATTTCATTATCATCTAACCAACTAAATCTGTGTAAAAATTTAGGTGACTCTTCGTTTAATAATTCTGGTGTTAATATTTTATTTTTTGGATGTTCGCAGTTCCAAAGAACCATACTACTCCAATTCTTCCTTGGATAGACTGTTTGTACTTGTCCGTCCATTTTAGTTGTTTCTTTAGGCGTATAGTCATGTTGCACACAAACTACCGCTTTAGAATTGTCGCAATATTTTATAAGTTCATGACTTGGAATTTTCCAAAGAAAATCGCAATCACAAAATACTGCCCAACCTTTAAAATCATTTAGATAAGGAACGAAAAATCTTGTAAACGTAAATTCCGTTGATGCGAGTTTATCAACAGGACGTGTGTATAATCCTTGATCTCTCATTTGTTTTTGTTTTAAAGGAATTACTTCTGCTGATGGATCTCTTCTTTTGATCGAGTGTTCGCATACTTGGTATGCTATGTCTTCTCTGCTGTCGTGTCCTACGTAAACTTTCATTTTCTACCTGATACTAATTTGTGTATGTCTTGCCAATTATTTACACGGATGATATCAGGGTGATTAAAATCTCTATTGTATGGTTGGTCGATTAATATAGGCTTTAAACCGTAATTAAGACCTGCTAGTGCGTTTTTAGGTTTGTCCTCTACCCAATACAAGCCAGTGTTATGGAATTCCGCTAATGCTGAATCTTTGTCTGCTCCGGTTCCAAGTATATGGTAATTTACAAATACATGGTCGCCAAAAAGTTCGCCCATTCTTTTTTTACGTAATTGTTGTGCTGGTATATCTGATGTTTGTGATGTAATAGGAATAAAAGTCCAACCTTCTGCGGCAAGTAATTTTACCCACGTCTGTGATTCTAACATAGGTCGTTGTGTACCCATCCAAGCACTTCTGTTGAACTCTCTAATTTTTTTACCCATTTCTTCTTTAGGTAAACCAAATCTTTCTTCCATCCAATATGTATTTTCCTTATCAGGCAGTAGTCTATAAGGGTGATATCTTGCACCTCTCTCATCAAAAAGTGTGTACTGCAACATCCATTTTGTAAAATGGTGTTCCCATTCTAATAGTACACCGTCTACGTCTGTGAGTATTATTCTATTATTTGATATCGGCATCTTCCATTCCTGCTACTCTCAGTTTTACAATGTTTGTTATCTGCCATTGTTTCTGATCTAAACCTTTAGTGATGCCTAACCATTGGTTTCTTATCAATGCAAAGTCATTTACAATTTTTGTCATGTCAACAACATCTGTTTCCCCGTCGACATATTTTTCTGCGTCTCTGCTTGATAATGCTCTATTGTAGTTTTCCAAAAATTTTCTAAAAGTTTTTGATCTTAATCTTCTTAATTCGATATTTAGGTATTCTAGTATTGCTTCTAATTGTTGTAACTGGCTAAATCTTTCTTCAACAACACCCGGTAATGCCGCACTGGCTCTTTCTAGGTTACCATATATCTTGCATTGTTTTCTGGCTTCTAATAATTCTTTGTCAAAATATGCAACGCAGTCAGGTATTTTATCTAAGTTTCTGCTTACTTCGTTGTACCAGTTTATCATTCTTCTTCGCTATATCCGTCTTCGTCCACTTCTTCGTCTTCGAACACAGTATTAATTGCTTCTTCAAGTTTTGGATCGTATTCTGCTGACGCTTTTAGTTCGTCATGTTCTACACCGATGTCTTCTAAACTTTTGATAAAATCAATAGCCATGTCCAATTTTTGTCTTTCAGGGACGTAATGTACGACTGAGTTCCACAAACGTTCTATGTCTTCGTGTGTAAAATCGATCATTATTATTCCTCAATTGGTTCTGCTTTTTTTGTCTTTTTAGTTATCTCTTCTACTTCTGGCTCATCCATTTCAGTAGGCGCAGTGTCTTTAAATTCAGCCATAATCATATCTAATTTTTCACCTACCCAAGCCTTTCTAAACTCTATGTGTTCTTTACCTTTAGAATCTACGTATTTCAACCTGTTACCTTGCTGTACAAGTATGCCTTTTTTCTCAAACAAGTCCACAAGTCCGCTGTATGGATCCATACCAGTATCATAAGGAATCTTCACTTGCACACCCTCAAAAGGTTTTGCATATCTTGTTTTCATAACTTTACAAGCGGCTCTGATACCTCTGACATCGCTTACTTTGTTTCCTTTTTCATCTTCTTTTAGTTTAAGTTTTTTCATTGCAACAACAATACTTGATGCATAGATAAATCCTTGACCGCCTGATATCTTGTCATCTGGATCAAACATATCTTGTGATGCATATGTATGGTTTGTGGCTATAAGTCCTACATTCCAACTACCAAACATATTAACACAGTTTCTTACAAGTGCTGTCAATGCCTTGGGTTTTCTACCCAAGTCACCTTTCATTTCACCTGCCTCGAACTGATTTACATCTGTTGGAGTTAATAACATACCCAAACTATCTATAACAAATAGTACTTTAGGTGCACCTTCTTTATTATCCGCGTGTTGGTCCTTGTAACCTTTCATAAATTCTGATACAGTTTTTGCAACGTCATCGACCATTGACATACTCAACTTCATAAGTTTATCTTCTGAAGTGTCCACTTTCAATGCTTGTAGCCATTGTTCATCTAATGCGTTCTCTGTGTCAATTAATATTACAAATATACCTTGATCCTGTGCATTCTTAATAATGTTTCCTGATGCTATGTAACTTTTGCCTGCTCCTGATTCACCTGCAAGTACCGTTACCTTGCCTAAAGGAATACCTTTGTTAAAGTCACTTGTCATCAAATAGTTCAATGCATAGTTTCCTGTTGATATCCAATCTGTTGGATCACTAAATCCTATACCCAATCCTTGTATAGATTTGGTTATACTTTTTCTAAATTTTGTTGCGTCAAATACTTTTGTCATAATTTCTATCCTTGTAATCTATATTAGCATACTAAGGCCCTAACGTCAATGCCAGGGCCTTGGTAAATTGTCAGATTATTTTGCTTGTCTTGATCTTATTAACTTCAAGATGTCTTCTGCTCTTTTGGCACTGTCACCTGCAGGAGCCGTAGCCGCCGCTGGTTGTGGTGCTGGTGCAGATTCAGTCACAGGTGCCGCTGTTGGA